TTTTCATGAACTTGATAGTATAATTACACGAGTTGGTGAGAATTCCAAGATTATGTTCTGTGGTGATGCTACACAATCTGATCTTGTCAAATCTGCTGAGAAGAATGGTATTATTGATTTTATGAAAGTTCTTCGTGTAATGCCTTCTATTGATATTATTGAATTTGGAGTGGCAGATATTGTTCGTTCTGGATTTGTGAAAGAATATATTGTCGCAAAAATGGAATGTAATCTATGAGTTTTATTCATCATAATTATCTGGGTGAGCTTGAGTTAGAAAAGAAAGAAACGAATGGTATCCGACTGTACAATCTTCCTGATGGACAGTGGGTGCCTTCGATTACTTCTGTGACAAGTTTCTATAATCGTCAAATCTTTATTGATTGGCGAAAGCGTGTTGGACTTGAGGAAGCAAATAAAATTACTCGTATTGCAACTGCAAGGGGTACTGACTATCACCAAGTCTGTCAAGATTATTTGGAAAATAAGGAACTGGATTGGAATAATTATCAACCAGCAAGCAAATATATGTTTCTTCATGCGAAGGAATATCTTGATAAGATAAATAATATTCATGCGATTGAGAGAACTCTGTACTCAGAATACCTGGGATTAGCAGGTAGAGTTGATTGTATCGCAGAATATGAAGGCGAACTTGCAGTTATAGACTTTAAGACATCTGGTAAAATCAAACCCGAAAAGTGGTTGGAAAACTACTTTGTGCAGGAGATGTTCTATGCTTCTGCCTATTACGAACTAACTAAAATTCCCGTTGTAAAACTTATCACTATCATGGTAACTCCTGGCGGAGAAGTCAAGGTATTTGACAAAAGAAACAAAGGGGATTATATTAAGTTATTAGTTCGCTACATTAAGGAATTTGTACATCACAATACTGGGACAGAGAATGGAGAATGAATTAGAAAAGGTACTGGAAAGTAAGTTTTTCTGTCCTACTCGTTTTGCACAGGAGATTGAAACTCTTGTGCATAGTGAGGAGAAGATGAGCTACATTGATGCAATTATTCATTTCTGTGAGAAGAATAATATTGATGTAGAATCAGTACCCAAACTGATTTCAAAACCATTGAAAGAAAAGATTAAGTATGAAGCAATGGAACTTAACTTTCTTAAAAAGACTTCCCGTGCGAAATTAGTCTTTTAATTCCATTTTAGGGGGGAAAATTTCCCCGGTAAAAAATCCTTATATTACTTTTTTGAATGATGCCTTTTGATGCTTATAGGGAATATCTTGCCTTAAAAAATCACTTTACAAAAAAGTCATATGATTACCATAAGTATTGTGGTAAGAGTCGTGCAACAGTACAATCTTTCTACAAACGCAAAGATAGATTTTGGTTTGAGAAAGTAGTACGACAAAAGACTGATAAGGAAGTAGTAGATTTTTTTGTTGCTAATTTTGTTTCTTGTAGTGATCCACAATCATTATGGATTGGTGAGATTATGAAAGAAGGCGAAACAAGATATAAAGAGTGGCAAAAGAAGGTTCAGTCACTCTCTTATCTGTTCAAAGAAGAATCTCAACAAATTTTTTCTCAGCATAAGTTTGAGGAAGTATTTGACTGCTCCAAATCTCATCCAGTGCTATTAAAAATGTTCCTGAGCGGGAAGATTAGCCTGGAAACTATGGTAATCTATGATAGAATATTCCTGTACGGGAATAATTTTGATAAGAAACTGAAGGATCCAGTGTGGGAATCCGTCAGTATGAAAATTAAAAAGTATAATCCGTTTCTAAATATTGATGTATTTCGTTATAAACGAATTTTGAAAGAAGTTGTTCTTGAGGGTTCATGAGTTTTTTTAATTCTGACATCGTTCGTGCGGAGATGACTGAAATCTCTGAACTACAAGATGAAATCTATGGAAGTGTTTTTACTTTTCCTACGATGACGAAGGAAGATAAAATTCATCATGTCGATCTTCTGGATAAACTTCTCAGTAAACAACAAATTCTTTATACACGTCTAAGTCTATCTGATGATCCAGAAGCACAGAGCATGAAAGAAAAGATTTCAAGTTCTGCTGCGATGATGGGTCTTTCTCCTGGTGTGGATATGAATGTGATTTTCAACAACATGTCCAAAATGCTTGAGGTGATGAAGCAACAGATTGACAAAAACGACTCCAACGAGTAGAATAACGAAGTACACAAAAGCCAAATCCGATTAATCCGAGGTATACAAATGTCTTTTTCTGATCTTAAAAAGCAATCTTCTCTTGGTTCTTTGACCCAGAAACTGGTCAAGGAAGTTGAGAAGATGAGTACCACTTCTGGTGGTGCTGATGAGCGTCTCTGGAAACCAGAGATGGATAAAACTGGTAACGGGTTCGCAGTAATTCGTTTCCTTCCTGCCCCTGATGGAGAAGAACTTCCCTGGGCAAAAATGTATTCCCATGCCTTTCAAGGCCCTGGTGGTTGGTACATTGAGAACTCACTGACTACTATTGGTGGTAAGGATCCTCTTGGAGAATACAATCGTGAACTGTGGAATACAGGCACTGAAGCAAATAAGGAAACTGTTCGTAAGCAGAAGCGTAAGTTGTCCTACTATTCCAACATTTATGTTGTGAAGGATCCTACTAATCCTGGTAACGAAGGTAAAGTCTTTCTATTCAAGTATGGTAAGAAAATCTTTGATAAGGTCATGGAAGCCATGCAACCTGAATTTGAAGATGAGACTCCTATCAATCCTTTTGACTTCTGGCAAGGTGCAAACTTCAAACTGAAGATTGTGAAGAAGGATGGTTACTGGAACTATGATAAGTCTGAGTTTGATCGTCAGGCACCTCTTCTTGATGACGATGATGCGATGGAAGCAATCTGGAAGAAAGAGTATTCTCTTGCTGCAGTAGTTGCTCCTGATCAATTCAAGTCTTATGAAGATCTTGAGCGTCGTATGAAGAGTGTTCTGGGTCAGAAGAGTGCTGCTCGTGCAGTTGCTGAGCAAGAGGAAGTTTATGAGTCCTATACTCAGGCACCTACTGCCGAAAGTCGCGTAGTAGAAGAACTGGAGCAATCCTATGCTCGTTCTAAGTCTCCTTCACTTCCCGTAGTTAATTCTGTGGATGAAGATGAAGATGATGCTCTTTCGTATTTTTCTCGCCTTGCAAACGAATAAATAATGTTGCTCTAATAAGGTCGCACTTTTAGAGATGGGTGGAGAAATCCACCCATTTTCATTATAAATAGTATTGCGACCTTAATTTAGAAGCAGATGGAATACTACACTTACGCTTACTTGCGTGAAGATGGAACACCATATTATATTGGTAAAGGAAAAGGAAGAAGATTGTATCAAAAACATAACAAATTTTCTCCTCCACCAAAAAATAGAATAATAAAATTAAAACAAAATTTAACTGAAGACGAAGCATTTAGACACGAAATCTATATGATTACTGTCTTTGGTAGAAAAGATTTAGGAACGGGTATTCTTCATAATAAAACTGATGGTGGAGAAGGTCCATCTGGGGTTTATATGTCTGATGAAAGAAAAAAATTATGTGCTTCTATGAAAGGTAAAAAATTTACTGAAGAGCATAAGAAAAAAATTGGAGAATCTAATAAAGGAAAACCGAGGCAGACAAAGGAGGGTATGGAAAGACCTAAAAAAATGCAAGAGGAAAGAAAAGGAAAACCGGGAAAACCACATTCAGAAGAAACAAAAAGAAAAATTAGCGAAGCAACCAAGGGTAGAATACCTTGGAATAAAAAATTAGCTAGTTAAACGAATATTGTCGCCGCGAACTAAATTTTCACTAACATACTGTGAGGACCCTTTTTTGTATGGCATAATATCACCCATATCATTCAGTACAATATTAAGATAGAATGGTTTAAGAACAAAGATATTTCTTTTATCATTCTCTAATTTATCTTCATACTCATAATTGGTGACTGGTACTGCAATATTTCCTGTATCAACTTGACTATCAATAAAGTAATCATAATAATTGACCGAATAACCATCAGGCACTTCTAATCCACCAGGAACCATAATAACTCCTTGACTGTTTTTAACTTCGATTGTTTTGTAATGATGTATTCCATTATAAAGAGTGTCATAATTGCTATATTTATTCAGCACATATCTATCAAAACCATCTTGTGTGAGTGGCCATTCTGTTTGAATATTAACTACATTATTGGAGAGAAGAACCAACCAATCTAACGTTGAATCCCCATAAACTTCAAAAGCAACATTATCTGGACGATCATTTCCTGTGATTTTATACTTTTCAAAAAATGCTAAGTCTTGGAAAATATCTTCACGAAGTTTTCCTTTCTTGAAAATATTTTTTACTGGAATATAATCTCCAATATTAGCATTTGGTAGTCTGCTAACATAATCAAAATTTGGAACTTGGCGGAAGTAACTTGGCATTTTAGTAACCTATTTCTGTGTCTGGGATATTGTCAGCATTTCCATAATCATCATTAAAGATTGGTTCAAGTTCTGTAAATTGCATTTGAATTTCGTATGATACCATTGCACCATCAGTAAAAGTTGCATAATTACCTTCTGGAGTATAATTTACAACAAAAGAAAGTAATGCACATTCTTTTATTTTATTAATAAATTTGTGCTCTTCTTTTTTATGGAGATATTGAATTTGAAATGTGTGTGGTGCTTTTAGAAATAGATTTGATTTCGTCCTGATTGGCGACATTCCTTGCTTAAAAAATCTAATAATACTACGAATACTTTCAGATTCTTTTTTACTTCTTGGACTTAATTTAAATGTAAAATTGAATGGTCTCAATTGAGGACCATTAAATAACAATTCCATATTTGGGTTTGTTACTGCTCCTTGTGTTCTTGCAAGAAGTTGACCAGTATTTCCTACGGCTGATTCTGCGAAATAATTTGACAACCCCAATCTTGCGTCTCCAATATTCTTTTTGAAATTCTCCAATCCTTTAGTGGCAGCATCCGCACCTTCTTTTCCGCCACCGTTGATTGTTTCCAATGCTATTTTTGCTGCTTCAATCTGCAAAGCATTCATTGATTGAGAACCCCATTCCACTGCATTTGCATCACTTATTCCTCCAGGAATTGGAAGAGTAACAGTTCCTATTATAGTTCTGATATTTCCTGCTTCATCTTTGGACCCCGCTTGAATTCTTGAAGAAAATCCAAAACCAGTGCTTTCTGAACTTGCAAAATTTTTGGGCGAATATTTTACCATATTAAATTTAATTACATCTTGTTTGTCTATTTGTAGTTTTTCTGGATATTGTAATATGGGAAATTTATCTCTTGTTCCGTCTTTTTGGTTTCCAAGATCTTTTGATGTTGAAGATTGTATATCATCTATATTACCTGTAGTTCCAACATTTGCTAAAGAACTTTTAAATTCCTTTGAGTCCTTTATTTTTGCAAGTTCGTCCTTAGTTGATATTCCTGGAGTTGATAAAAGTTTACTTGATTGTTGCTTATTTGCTTTTTCTGCGTTTTGTAATTTGGATAGTCCTTGGAATTTGGTAAAGTTATCATAATTGCCACCTTTTGTTACTTTTCCATCAACATCTGTTGTTGTAAGTAATCCTCTGGCATTAGTTAGTGGTTGTATAAAGTATAATTGTCTCTGTCCTGTCGTTACATTTGTTACATTTGCATATCTATTACCATCCACAGTAAACTCCGAAGAATATTCTTCTGGTTTATTTGAATTTATATTATTCCACCCATTAACGGTTGGTCTATCTGCCATTATAGATATGGTTTTTTATTTATTTAGACGGAATTTTCCATAACTTAATGCAATTAGTTCATCAAGTTCATTTGGATGAACGACATGTAATTTGCCCGCAACCTCTTCCCAGGTGTAGTTTCTATATTTTCTCCAATGAAAATTCATTCCCTTGAATCCCCACTTTTGAAGATCAGTGCAAGCAATCAGTGGGTGTTGGTCATAATCAATATCAGGAGTTTTTGGATTATAGATGAATGTATAGAACTTTCCTGGTTCTGGATATAATACTTCTTCCTTAAAGACATCAATAATAATCAGCATTAGATCTTCAGGATCTCTTGTGCCTGATGCAGCAACTCTTCTTTTAAGTTCTTTTATTCTTGCAGTTGAAGATCTATCTTTATATTGACCAAAACCTTCTGCCATTATTTGATACCTAATTCGTCTTCGGTTATAATTTTAAATTCTAACATTCTATCTTTACAAAATTCTACGGCTGCCTTCCACTTTGCCTGATTAACTGCATAAGTTTTTGCTTCGTATAGAAATCCTTTTGTCATTCTTGATTTTGGCTTTGGTGGTTGAGTTTGTCTTTTTGGTTTGACCTCAATCACATAGGTCTTAATCTGTCCGGTGCTTTCTTTGACTTTGATGATAAAATCAGGAAAGTATCTATGAACGCGATTATCAACAGGAGAGAGATAAGGGATAAAAAATTCTTCGCTGCCCCAGGAAATTATATTTTCATTGAGATCGCACCAAGAACAGAAACGCCTTTCCCAACTACTTCTGCAAATAATATTGTTTGGATCACCTTTATATTTGTTTGGATAATTGGGTTTGTATTTGCTCTTATAACTTTCTGCCATTATCTCTACTACATAATATGAGGATCAAAAAGTATTTATAAATGCCTACTAAAAGGACAGTAGCAGTCATTAAAGCAAATCTACTTCGCCCCGCTCTGACTTCTCATTTTGAAGTTCAAATTGCAGCACCAAGCAATGGAAAGTTTGCAGAATTTCTTAAATATAATGGAGTAAATTATAAGCAGGAACAATTGAATTTATTATGTTCCGAAGCAACTCTCCCTGGATCAAGGTTAGCAACTCTTGAAATTAATAATGATTTTACTGGCGTAACAGAAAGACATGCATATAGAAGAGTTTATGATGAAGGAATTGATTTTACTTTTTATGTTGATGCAGAAAATTATTTGCCAATTAGATTTTTTGAAACCTGGATTAAATTTATTGTAGATGAAAGTATTGGAAAACAGGACGATAAAAATTCAGGATCAAAAGATCCACATTATTTTTATAGAGCAAGATATGTTGAAGAGTACGTTGCATCTGGATTAAAAGTTATCAAATTTGAAAGAGATTATAGAGGACAGACTTTAGAGTATGAATTTATAAAATCATTTCCAACTGCAGTAACTTCAATACCAGTTTCTTATGATGCATCATCTTTACTCAAATGCACTGTAACTATGACTTATATTAGATATATTTTGAATCAAGGAAGTGCAGAAGATGTAACACAATCAAATGATCAATCATCTTCAAGATCTCCAAGTGGATTTGGTGATCCTGCATTAGAAGCTGCTTATAACAGAGCAAATAATCCATTACAAGGAAATGGATTTGGTGATCCAAAAGTTGAAGCAGGAGCGCAAGCAGCACTTGGTGGAGCAACTGGTGGATATGCTGATCCTGCTCTTGAAAGAGCATATCAATCACAATTTGGAAATCAAGAAGAAATTACAATAAATTCTTTTAGATAATCGCATAAAAAAAGAGGGTCATTAAGACCCTCAATTTGGAGTTGGAAATTCAATTTTCAAATTATCAATTGTATGATAGACAATACTACCTCCAATAATAAAAAATGGACTGATAAGTAATAAAATAAAGAATGTTTTCATTGTTCCTTTTTGATACCTTGAGAAAGACCAATAGCACTTACAACACCAGTCAATCCATAAATTCCTCCCCACAAACCCAACCAAAGAGAGTTATTGCGGTGAATTTGCGAAACTTCTGGCGCTACTTTGTGATATTTGTATGCAGCACCATATTCTTGAACATACCAAACAAAACATGCTCCAGTTGCTACAGTAGTGACTGACAGTGCAGAAGCAAGATAAAAGTTAAGAAGTGCCTTCATTGGTTTTTTTGAACTGAATATATTATAATGCTTTTTTCTCTTTTTTGGTAGCGTGGTGGCCACTTTGCCATCTGTCCATACCCCATAAATAGTCATACTGAACTTTATAGGACATTATGCCTTTACCAAAGATTGCTACTCCATCATATGAACTTGAATTGCCATCAACAGGAGAAACAATTCAATACAGACCATTTTTAGTTAAAGAGGAAAAACTGCTTGTAATTGCTTTAGAAAGTGAAGATACAAAGCAAATTACAACCGCAATTAAGACAGTAATTAAAAATTGTATTCTTACAAAGAATATTAAAGTAGAATCACTTCCAACATTTGATATTGAATATTTGTTCCTTAATATTCGTGGTAAATCTGTTGGAGAA